ATCATTGCACAAGATATTGATGGAGCTCCTATCCCTAAGGACCTTCCTCCTTCTTACTATTGGGAGACTAGTCCAGGCAAGTTCCAAGGAGTTTGGGTCTTAGATAATCCTGTGACACCACAAGAACAAGAAATCATCAACCGTAAGCTCATAGCTAAATATGGTTTTGACCCTTGTGGAAGTGATATAGTACATTATTATAGGATACCAGGAACTAAGAACCACAAGTATGCTAGTACATTCAATGTGTCTAACATGCAAGGTGAAGGTACTGTTTACCGAAAACGTGATATTATCAAGCATCTGAAGGATGTAGATATCCGTACTTCTGTAGAGGTTGAGAATGAGCCTATTGAGACTAAATACTATGATATTGATGCTCTCATTATGGAATACAACATTGGACCTGAGTTTAGACAAATTCTAGGCACAGATAGAAGCGAATGGGCTTGGAATGTTGAACGCAAGATGATTATTGAAGGAGCAAGCAAGGAAGAAGTTAAGTTTGTGCTTCTAAATGCTCCTAGGTCAATGGCTAAGTTCAATGAGTCGAATGTGGACAAGGAAGTTCACAGGGTATTTGCTAAAATGGAAGCTCAGGAGAAGGAAGCTGAGGAAGAGTTAGAGACTAAACCTAGACTTACCACAAAAGTTCAACGTGGTAGCACAGAATTGACCAAATTGAGTAGTAAAGGCAAGAAGAAAGTTAAACGCTCAGTATCTATCAAGAAAGTTGATGAGATTGAACCTTTTGACCCTTCAGACTTTTGGTTGGTTGAAGATTTTTGGGAGAATAACTCAGTAGGTATCATTGGAGCACCTTCTAAGTCATTCAAGTCAACCTTCACACTCAATTTAGCCTGTGCTGTAGCAACAGGGAAGCCTTTTGATGGTAGAGAAGTCAAACAAGGTGCTGTATTAATCCTTCAGGGTGAGAATAATCTCTCAATGGAACAGCATAAGATTTACTCTATCACAGGAGAGACTGACCTGCCTATCTACTTTGTGGATGACAATATCACAATGGACCAAATTTACAAGCTTAAGGATGATATTAAAGCATTAGGAATTAAGCTTTTAATCATTGACCCTATGTACCTATTGTTTGGTTCAGGAGATATTAACCGTCACCAAGATATTGTCCAAAGGTTAGAGATGCTAACAGAATTGAGGAATGAAGCAAAGTGTTCTGTGATGATAGTCCATCACTCTAGAAAGCTAGAACGTGGTTCTAAAATTCAGACCTCAGATATGTATGGTTCAGCCTTCATTGAAGGTTGGTATGAGTCTATGATACTCTTACAGCGTACCTCTAATAACTCAAGTAGGATGACTACATTCTTCAGAAATCACAGGTCAGGAGATGTATATGACCTTGTGGTTGATGATAACATGGGATGTAAAGCCTACAAGCGTAATGATGAAACAGCTTATGCTGAAGAACCTAAAAAATTCGTAAAACTTAAAAAAGGAAATGATGAAAATGAAAAATAAGACAACTTTATTGGCTGTAGCTACACTTGCTACACTTGCTATTGCTAACAATGCTAAAGCTGACACTCAGGATGCACCTGTAGCCTCACAGGAAGCCTCAGAATTGGTTTCAACTCCTTCTGTGGAGAATAACACTACCACTCCTGAAACTGTCTCTGAGAGCACTACAAAGGCTCCTACAACTATCACAAAAGAAGGTACTGAAATCACAGTTACTAATCCTGAGGTGGTAGTTGAACAACCTAATGGTAATGGAAAATACTCACCTTTCACAGTAGAATATAAGGATGTTCACTTTGATGATAGCATGACTATCAATGAAGGTGACAAGGTTAAATTCACTTTACCTGAAGAAGTGAAATTCCAAACTAGCTTTGACTTTGACGTGTACAATCCTGATAAGCAAGTAGTTGGTAAAGCTACCACTGACACAGCTACAAACACAGTAACCACAGTGTTTAACAACTACTTTGCAACTCATCCACTTAACAAGCAGATGAGCCTTAAGCTTGATGCTACTTGGACTGACAAGGTTGAGTCAGGTAAGCCAGTAACAGCTAACTTTAATGGCACACTTGTGACAACTCAAATTGGGAAAGAACAAGTCATTGGTAAAGATGAGATTGTGTCTAAGTGGGGTTCACAGGATAAAGATGACCCTACTGTGATTAATTGGGCTATGCGTCTTAATTATGGGCGTAAAGTACTTAACTATGTGAAAATCATTGACACAATGTCTGACAATCAAAAACTGATTGATGACTCATTCGTTATCAATTATGTTGATAGTGTTGACCCTTGGATTGACAAGGGAAGTGCTATGGAACTTGTTAAGTCAGTGGCTAAGAAAGAGCATGGTTTTGAAATTACTATGAACCGTCTTGACCGAATGATTTACATTTGGTATAAGACTAAACTTACTACACCAGTTAAAGAGTCTAATAACCCTACTAATAAGGTAGAGGTTAAGGCTGAAACTGATGGAGGTATCTCACACAGTTATGTTCAACTGGTAGGAGGTAAAGGTAATGCTTCAGGTGAAACTAAACCTGAGCCAACTTGGGAAATTCCTAATGAAGCTCCTAAGTATGAGAAGCCTGAGTTGAATATCAATGATATTCCACTTATGCCACCACCTCCTGTAGTGGAAATCCCTGAGTTGCCTTTGGAAGATATTCCATTGCTTCCACCTGCACCTATCTTAGATAAACCATACCTTCCTATTGAAGATGTGCCTGTACTACCTCCTGCTCCTGTAGTTGAAATTCCTGAGCTTGATATTCCTGTAGTTCCTAGTGAACCTAACAAGCCTCAAGTTCCTAAACCACAACCTAAGGAAGAGGTAGAAATTAAGAACACAGGTTCACAAGAGTCTCCTAAGACTTATGATGCCCCTGCTGTGTTACCTGCTACTGGTACTGACCTTAGCTTGTCACTGATTGCTGTTGGTGTGTCAGCGTTTACACTTGGGTTTGTTTTGTATCGTAACAAGAAAGACCATTAACATGGATAAGTTGGAGTTTTCTAGTGTTGAGGAAGAGCTTGCTTACTATGAAGAAGTATTGGAGACTCTTCCTCAATATCCAACTCCATTGGTCCAACATGCTATTGGATTAGTGAAGTATAGGATTGAGAAGCTTAAGGAGAAAATCTGATGGAGAACATCTTGTGGGTTATCATTATGATAGCTCAAGTGATAGGCTTTGTGTGGGCTTTAGTCATAGCTTTCAGTTCAAACAGGGAGCTTAAAAGACACAAAACGCTCATTAAAGCACAGGAGCATAGACTTGCTCAAACTTTGGAACTTTACAACATGTCCCTTATTAGGGAAGAAGACCTACTCAAAGAGTTAGAAAAGAAGGATAAGCATGTTTAAACAAGACTATGATGATTGGTTATCTACACCTCCTGAAGAGCGTGATGGAGATGAACTTATTAGACTCTACCCTGAACGATTTGTGCGTATAGGTAGCGAGTGGAGGTATATTGGGGATGACGAAGAATGTTAGAAAACCTATCCCTGATTGGGTACATGAAGTAACTAAGCAAAATGAAGGTACTATAGAAAGCAAGGTTATTCTGAGAATTTACAATTTCTTAGTTGATAATGTATACTCATTCACAGGATACCTTAGTAATATAGGTACTAAGGCTGACTTATCCACAAGCATACGTAGGATGAGACAGTGTAAGCTACCTAATATCATAACACTATCAAGGATGACTGATATATTCTCAGATGATGAGATAAATTGGTTGGTACACTACTGGTATAATGAATACTATGAAATTGAGGGAGAGTATGCAGGTAAGTTCATTAATGAATTTGTTAATCATGACCTTATAAAATACAAGGTAGTTGATACTCCATTAAGTTTCCATGGATTAGTCTCATCACAAAGTGGTATCAGAGCTGTTTCAAAAGAGTATAGAAGAATGAAGCGTAGAGCTAATACATTGATGTATTTAGCTAAGGCTTGGGAGAATGAGGATATGGATGCTTGAGAAAATAGACCTTAATAAACCTGTGTGTCTTGATATTGAAACTACAGGGCTTCACAGGTTCACAGATGACATAACCTCATTACAGTTAGGTTATACTAACATTATCACTGGTAAGTATGAACGGAAGTTCTTTGATTGGGCTAAGACAGATATGAAGTTCTTACTAAAATTATTTACCTATTTAAAAAAGGCTAAATTAGTTACTCACAATGGAAAGTTTGACTTGCTATTCATCTATGTGAAGACAGGGATTGAACTTAACCTATGGGTAGATACTCTAGTTCTTGCTCATGTATGTGGTGAAGAAGAACTTGGACTTAAGCCCTTAGTTAAGAAGTACTTCAATGTTGACTATGATATTGAGACTGAAGCTAAGAAGGGTAAAATCACAGAAGCCTTTATAGCTTATGGTCTTGATGATGTACTCTATCCTGTGAAGCTCATGAAAATCTTTAAAAAGAAGCTTAACATGTACGACCTTGTGAAGGTCTATAAACATGAGATGCGAGCTTATAGAGCCTATTATGAGGTTGAGAAGAATGGAGTACCAATTAGTCCTAGACGAGGTGAGATTGCTGAGAAGCTTATAGCTGAGTATATGCCTATCTATGAAAGACTCATCACTGTTGCTGATATTAACTGGAATAGTACAACTCAAGTTGCTTCAGTTCTCTTTGGTAAGAAGAATAAGCCTATCTATAAGGAGAAAGGTGAGAAATTACCTAATACTTATGAGGTGATTGAATACTTGTTCACAGGTGAGCAGATTGTCAGAGGAGAGTTTTACACAAGGAAAGAGGCTACACAGTTCAAGGAAGAATACCTAGCTGAGAATAACTACCTCTATGGTATAGATGTTAAGCTCAAGCACAACTTCAAGCCTGTGGTTATTGGGTATGGTGTTGGTCTTAAGGTGATTGAGAAAACAGCTAAAGGAGCTCCTTCAGTAAGTAGTGATGTGCTTGTGAACTACGTAGGTAATCCTGTAGTTGATGACTTTTTGGAATATAGACGGTTGACTAAGTTAGAGACTTTCATCAAGTCTTGGGAAAAATTTCAAGTAGATGATAGGATATACCCTAGCTTCAACATTACAGCACGTACTGGTAGAACTACATGTAAAGACCCTAATCTTCAGAATATCCCGCAGGATAAAAATGTAAGAAATCTTATTGAAGCTAGACATGGATGGAAAATACTTGAATGTGACCTATCGCAAGTTGAGTTACGTGTAGCCTCAATTTTTTCAGGAGATGCTAACATGCAACATGCTTATCAGTCAGGTAGTGACTTGCATACCAAGACTACTAAGTTATTGTTTGGAGATACCTCAAACCTTAGTAAGCAAGAGCAAAAGAGGAAACGAACTTTTTCTAAAAGTTTAAATTTTGGTTACTTATATGGAATGAGTGCAAAAAGGTTCGTACAGTATGCCAAGGGCTATAACCTTAACATCACAGAAGACTATGCTGAGGAGCTACGTAACAACTTCTTTGAAGCATACCCTAGACTACTTCCTTGGCATGAGGAGTGTAAGGAGTATACACGTAAAAATGGTCACACATGGTCTCTTACTGGACGTAAACGGTTCCTTCCTGATATTAACTCAAGTGATTGGTCTGATAGAGGTTCTGCTGAAAGACAATCCATTAACTCAGGAGTTCAAGGTTTTGCCTCAGACATGTGTATCAGTGCTTTGTCAGACATTGTGTTTAGTGATATAATTGACCATGAACGCTGTAAGGTACTAGGTTCTGTGCATGATGCTATTCTGTTTGAGATTAGAGATGATTATGTAGATGAAGTGGTACCCAAACTTAAATACACTATGGAACATCCTTCTATACTTGAAGGTCTTGATATTCCAATACCAATTGTTGCTGATGCTGAAGTTGCACAGGCTTGGGGAGGATAGATGAAACTATATGATAAACCTGCTTATAGGTTGGAAGACTATAAGGAATTAAGGCAATTCAATAGGACAGCTTTTGCACTCAATCCATTAGACTATATTAAGCTACAGTCTGATTGGGAGGACTTGTTTACAATCTGTGTGAAGGGTAATGTTTATGTGCTAAACAGCTTCTATGAAGGTATAAGATATATGAAGTCTCACTATAGAGAGTGCATACCTGAACTACAGTCTTTTGACAGTATATTCACACTTAAGCACTCTCTCCCTGAGGAGATTGACTATATGTACCGTAGACTAAGTGGACCTAATCACACAGTAGTGGATTATATGTCACACAAGTATTGTTTTAGGCATATATATTTTGATGACCCTCATAAGAAGGAGATACATACAGTTTTCTATCCATACTTCCCTAGTGATAGACCTATCCCAAAGAAGGTCCAGGAAGAGATTATGGAGGTGATTAACAATGGATACTGTGAGTAACTATAATGTGAATGAGTATTTTAATGGTGAACTAGTTAAGACACACTCATTTGATAGTTATATCAAAGCATTTAATTTTTGGCATGAGATGCACAGAAAAACAAAAAACACTTATTTTATTCGCTACATGCTTGTAGCAGGAAACACATTTTGAGGTTGATATGGTAAACAAAAATAGTTCAGTAGGTATCACTGAGGATATCATCACAAACATTATGCACTTAGGGGCTAGTGAGTATCACTTAGAGATTTTAATCCGTAAATATGAAGACCAAAATAAGTTTTGGTATTTTAAAGACAATCCTGAAGTCCAAACTGAGGAAGAGAAAATCTCAGTAGTAGACACAGATGTTAAAATTTCTGATACTATCCTACTGTTGGACACAATCACTAAGCAAAGACGAGAAGCTATGAAATTGTTGAAAGCACAAGCTACAGAAGATGGAAACCCTGACTTGTGGTGCCTACTTAAACATGTACTTATTGCTACTATCACAGCATTTGAAGCTTGGCAGGTTGACTTAAGCAATGATGATGTAAAGACAGCATTTTTAGAACAGTCACGTGTAACTAACCAAGTCTTAGCTATGTTCCTTGGTTATGAAGTGACTCCTTGTAGTGCATGTTTGACTGACCAACTAAAAGAGGATGGAAAATAACCATCCTCAGGAGAAAATATATGGAATTAAAAGACATTTTAAATGAAGAATTAAAAACAAAGACTAAGTTGAAGATTATGGAGGAGTATGGTATCTCTTATAGAACCCTTCAGAAAGCTCTTGATGGTGACACAATCCGTAAGGATATCTATGATAAAATCATGGAGAGGTCAAGTGGGATTAAAACCTTACGAGATTTTGTGGATGAAAAAATTAAGAACTCAGTGTTTATTGAGACTAAAAAAGAAAACACTGTGTATGTAACTCCTGCTGAAGATGCTTACCTTAAGAAGCTTACTTTTGGTGATGAGTTTCGTAGACTACGTAATGTTGGCTTGATTAACATTCTCTACTATGGTAAGTATGAGTCCGTTATGGAAGACCGCTATAAAATCACAGAAGGTATGGACCGTGAACAGTATGGTAAATCATTTGTACGTATGTGTAATGCTGTCCTTGCACAGGAGTGGGAAGTAGACTACACAGGAACTTCTTATGTGGTCAAACTACCTAGTGGCCACTACTTGTGTAAGTATGATGATGGTACAGTAGGTTGGTCTATTGAGTTCAACAGATTTTCTGTAAAATGTAACTCAAAGGAAGCACTTCAAAAACAGTATCCTGAGTACTCTCAATACATTGTTAGAGAGAAGATGACCAAGGAACCAGTGTATATTTCTAAAGAAAGAGGGTTTAAGATAATTGACAGAGTTCGCTGAAGCATTAAAAGAAAGACGACAACTATTTGGATACACACAGGAGGAGCTTGCTTCTATTCTTAAAACATCTGTGACTAATGTGTGGAGATGGGAGAATGGTAAGGTTTTCCCTACATCTAAGAATTTGAAGATGCTTGATGATATCCTGAAGGCTGATTTTAGACCACTAGTAATTGACAGTACACCTACTGTTAGTCTAACTGTGGCTGAAGTTCTTCAGAAATACAAGTACAAGAAGCCTTCTGAAATTTTGAAGGAGTTAGAGGATAAGGAACTTATTAATGAAAAGAATGAATTTGATATTTTCAAAGCTATCCACAAAAGAGCTTGGAAAGTACGTTAAGGTAGGTTCTTATATTATTTGTGGATTGGCTATCATTATCTCACTAGTGATGTATGTTAATCACACAGAAAAAGAACTAAAAGACTTAAGGCTTGAGAATGCAAAGCTCAACCTTAAGATTGCACAAGTTGATAAGGCTTTAACTGAAGAGGCTATCAGGGCTAAAAGCATGGAAAACTCTTTGGATAGACGTTTTATGGACTTAGTTTACTACATTGATAATGGTGTTGGAAGAGGTGGATGATGACAACTTATAGTATTAGTCGTGTGAATACTTTCCTTGATTGTCCTTGGAGACATTGGTGTAAGTATATTGCAGGCTACAAAGAAATTAGAGACCCTGAGCGTACTAAGTACATGGACCGTGGAACTATCTTTCACTTAGGTATGGAGATTTTAGGTAAGCACAAGGGTAACCTAAAGCTTGAAGCTCTTAAGAAAGAGGTCCTTGAAGAGATTAAAGATAAGGACTATGTGGAAGAGGCTATCACCTGTGGTCTACTAGGACTTGACCGTTACTTTGTGGATGATTACATGATTGATGCCTCTAAAATCATTGAGACTGAAAATCAGGTATACTTTGACCTTCCTAATGGTCACCAATTCACAGGGATTGTGGATGCTGTCATTCAGAATGATGATGGTACTGTAACCCTTGTGGATTATAAGACTGTATCGCAGGCTCCTAAAGAGGAGAAGTATAAGTATGGTCTTCAGGCTAACATGTACATGTATGTGTATGATAAGCTTGGTTACAAGGTAAGAGACTTTAAGTTTGCCTTTGTGAACCCTGCTATCAATGTACGTACTAAGAAGATTGTACAGCACAAGACCTACATCTTTAATCAATACCGTGCTGAGGAGTTCTTCAATCAATTTGTAGAGACTACCAATATCATTGAAGCAAACCCTGACTATCGTCTATATAGACCTGTAGATAGACAGCCTGACGCTTATGATTATCTGTATTATGTCTTTATTGGAGACATGTTAGAAGATTTAGATGATTTTATTGAAAAAAATTTTGAAAAATCTTCAAAAAAGGGTTGACAACCTAACCTAAATTTGTTAAACTGTTATATGTAATAACCTAGAAATACGTTATCACAAAAATTTATATTTCCTAAAGGAGGTTATCGTTATGGATAACACACAATTCAATCAACTTGTGCAAGCACTTGCAAGCACTCTCGGTATCGAAACTACAACTATTCAAGCTGTAGTTCCTGCATCTACTGTAGCAGAACAAAAGTACATCATCTACATTGGTAAGAAAGAGCGTAACGTAAAAGCTCCTTACATTGCTATCAATGCTGATGGACAAATTTCAGGCTTCACTGAAGAAGCTGATGTATTTGGTCATGGAACTGACCGTATTGGTAAGTTCACACTTGCTGAAATTGAAGAACGCTTCCCACAATTTAATCATCCTGCTTTCCTTGTAGAAGTAGCTTAAGATGATTAAGCTTATATGGGCTGAAGCAAAAGGTGGACTCATTGGTGCTGAGGGGACACTCCCTTGGCACAATGGGGCTGACCTTAACTACTTCAAAAATCAGACTACTGGTGGCATAGTTGTCATGGGACACACTACATGGAAGTCTATAGGCTGTAAGCCTCTAAAGAATAGAGTCAATATAGTTCTTACACACAAGGATGAGATTGAAGGCTATGATGGAGAGGAAGTCTATATTGCAAACAATGTAGAAGAAATCATTGACTTCTATGAGCACAATGATAAAGACTTGTGGATTATTGGTGGGGCATCTGTGTATAAGCAGTTCATCCCCTACTGTGAAGAGTTCATAGTCAGTCTGATTGATGGAGAGTACTCAGGAGATACTTACTTCACTGAGATGGATAAGTATAGAAAACCTGAGAATATAATCGTAACACTTAAGGGAGAGGGCTTTACAGCTACTCACTACAGGAAGGGATAAGATGAAAGAATATACTTTTGCTTTTATACTATTGGTATTTCTAACAGGCTTTGTAATCTCTTACTTCTTTAGAAGACAGTATAAAGAAAGAGTAGATTATCTTGAGTCTCATAATGATTATCTAACTAGGGAGTATCAATCTTTTAGAGATAAGTACTATGACACTGAGAGTAAATACCTTGGTCTATTAGCCAATAAGCAAGAGGTACTTATTGAAGGGTTGGAGGGAGTAACATCTGTCAGTGTATCCGCCTTGAAATATGTTGAACTCTTGAGTAAAGAGAAAGAGCTTCTTGAATTAAAGATGAAATTGAAGGACATGCAATGATGAGAACCCTTAACAAAATTAACTTTGGCTGTCTCACTGTAGCCTTGGTAATTTTCTTATCAGGCATCCTGATTATTTCAGGCTTAGTAATTCTTGGGATATTACAGTATTTTCTGTTTGGAGGTTAGATGTTAGCACTACTATTTTATATACTATGTTGCCTAGCTTTCCTACTAGCTTTTATCTTGCTATGTTACTTAATCTTATCCGCTGTGTTGTTAGTTGGTATGCTCTTTGGAGGAGTATGGAAAGTTATACTTGGCATATTTCTCCTCCTTATTTTTGGTTCAGTTTTCAAAGAGATTGGAGAACACTTTGACCCATTCAGAAGAAATAACAAACCCTAAGAGGTACACATCTAATGGAATTGAATGTTGGGACTTTTGGCTTAGAGCAGAGCTTGACCCTTTGATTGCTTCTGCTGTCAAGTATGTGTGGAGATACAAGCACAAGAATGGTTTAGAGGACCTTAAGAAGTCTCTAGTCTTTCTTGAGAAGGCTTACTCCTTAACTTACATACCTGTGACATTCAGAGACCCTTATGTTTTCGACATTAAGGACCTACCTGATATGACACCTCTACAGCTCTTATTCATAACACAGGCTTCATTAACAGTGATTAATGAGATAGTTTATAAAGAGAGTATTAAAAATATGGTATCAATAATTCATAAAATAATTGAGGAAGAATATGCTTGATATTAAAATTAAGTACCGAGCTGAAAGTGTACCTAGAATTGAAGCACTTTCACAAGGAGACTGGATTGACTTAGCTTGTCCTTATGGTTTGGAGTATAAAAAAGGTGATACTGTCACTGTGAACTTTGGAGTTGCAATGGAGTTACCCCTTGGGTATGAAGCTCACTTGGCTCCACGTTCAAGTACTTTCCAACACACAGGTCTTATCTTAACTAATGGAGTAGGAGTGATTGACAACTCTTACAATGGAGATAATGACTATTGGGGAGCTAAGTTCTATGCTGTGAGGGATGGTTCTATCACAAGAGGTCAGCGATTGTGTCAGTTCCGTCTTATGGAAAACCAACCTGAACTAAAATTAACTGAGGTTAGTCATTTAGGTAATGAAGACCGTGGTGGATATGGTAGTACAGGTAAGTAAGGAGAAATAATGGAACTTAAAAAGTTAAATAAAATTAAACTCCACACACTGACTTGCCTATATGGTGAGCCAGGAAGTGGTAAAACAACCCTTATTAACTCTCTACCAGGAGAAGTTCTTGTCATTGACACAGACCGTGGATTGGCTTCTGTGGCACCTGATGAGCGTTTCTCAGTGGCAGAATGTTATACTTGGTCAGACGTTGAAGAAGCTATCAACTTAGCTGAAAACTTTGACTCTATTGCTATTGACCACTTTACAAACGTACAAGAGTTATTGTACAAGGATTTGATGGAGAAGAAGAATGCTAAGAAGATGTCCCTTCAGCTTTATGGGGATGCTTCTATTATTCTTCGCTCATTCGTTGATACCCTTGTTAGATTGTCTTACTCAGGTAAGAATGTATATGTCATCTGTCAACAGAAATCAGTGAACGTTGAAGAAGTTGTAGATGAAAATGTACCCGCTCAGGTTATCCCTAACTTGATGGAGAGTGTAGCTAAATACCTTACAGCTTCATCACGTATCTTAGGTCACACTGAGCGTATCACTAAGTCTAAGATTATTAAAGGTGATAAGAAGGTTAAAGATTTCTACCAAGTACGCTTAGCAGGGAACCCTATCTACAACCTTAAGGTTACCCGTAAGCCAGGACTAGCAATTCCTGATACAATTATCAACCCTACGTGGGATGAACTTGTAGGACTCACAGATGGTACTACACAAGCGAAAAATAAAAAGGATAAAGGTGAAGAATAATGGTAAAGATGGTCTTTAAAACTGAACAAGCCAGTGATGACTATATTTATAACAATGGTAACTATGAAGTAGAAATTATGGATGTTGATTATGGTGCTAGCAAAAGTTCAGGTCTAGCTCATTATGCTTTCAAACTTCGTGGTGACTTTGGTAAGGGTGCTCCTGCTACATTCACACACTTTGTGCGTGATAACCAGTGGGGATACCGTGACTTGTACAGCCTAGCTGTAGCATGTGGTCTTGACCCTGATGCAGAACTTGACACTGATGATTTCAAAGGTAAGTTCATTGGTATCACTCTTGAAGAGACTGACCCTTATAATGACAAACGCCAGTGGCGAGTTACTAAAATCTTCTCCGTTTCAGAAGAGGATGATGATGAAGATGGTTCATCTGTATCTGATGATGTAAACGTAGATGATGATGAGTGGGATTAATCCCTAGGGAGCAACTTAGTTGCCCCTTCTGAAAGCACAGTGTAGTTCCTTAGCAGTTTTCTAATTTATTGCCAGTAGACCTTTTTCATGATTTCTTTGCCTACATTGTGCTCTTAGAGGGGTTCTCTCTATTCTATACTACAAAGGAGTTAATCTCCTTTGCAACAGGCATGGATACATTACATCCAGTAATAACATTTCTAATTGTCTCCTATATTTAGTTTTTTATTTTCATCTATCCATGTCTGCTGTAAGGGAGTTTATTATGACTGATAACTTAATTTCAAACTTTAAGCTATACCTTCTTAAGCGTAGAGATGCGTTTGAGTATAGACATAGTAAAAAGAAAGAGGTCAATGACCTAGCAAGAAAGTCTTTACCTAATAATCTAAAGTATTTAGATGATATGTCTCAGACCATGATACGTACTCTAAACACAGCTAAGTACCCTATTAGGGATAAACTACTTACAGCCTTTGTGTACCGTATTATAGGGGATGAGAGGCTTGTAAGACAGTGTACTAATCCTGATGGTATAATCACTGTGAAAGAGGTCAAGGTAGTTGCTGATAGGCTCAGAAAGAAAGGCACAAAGATTAGGTGTAACTATGTATCACCTGTCAAGTCAGCCTTTACTACAGGTATGCCTAGACATGAATACTTCTTAGCTGTATGCTGTGACTTCATAGATAAACTTCCACAGGACATGTTTTATGGATGGTCATGTAATGAGATATGTAATTACTATTCTGATGTGAAGGTGTTTGGGACAGGTAAGTTTACCAATTTTCATATAGCTACAGATTTCTCTTTCATCAATGAGCTCAACATAAAGATTGACCTCATAAGAAAAGTACCTGTACCTATTAGAAAGCATTATCTAAAGGTCACAGGTCGTAAGAGATTTAGTATAGATGACTATGCTGAATTTGTGGATGATATCATGAAGTGGTATATTGACCAACCATTTATCACTCCAAAAGAGCGTATTATAACTCCTAATGATGTAGCCAATATGCTGATAGGTTGGACACTCAGTGAAAGTAGTACATGTCCTACTAGGAAAGCTACTACGCTTAAGAAACAACTAAGCTCAATAGTAATCACAAGGAGTATGTATGACTACTGGAAAGAGAATAAAGCGTTATCACATAAAACTGATTGACGAATTAGGTACTTGTTACTTTGATGAAATAGTAGTAGGTTTTAGGAATAGGCAAGATAAAATAGCTAGATGGATAGGCTCCGACAGATTTGTTAAACTGACTCAAGGTGATATGAATGTTCTAATAAAGAGTTCAGGAGAGGAGCTATGGTATTATGAGTACATTGTTGGAGAGTGTTAAGAGTATGACACCTAAGGAGGCTTCTGATGAGTATATCAGACTAGAAAAAGTCTATAATGAACTAGGTGAGCGTATCAAAGTAAGCACACGAACCTTCCAAACACAGATGCGTAAACAGCGTAAGGAGATTAGAGATAAGCAGAACATGCTATATGTTGTGTTGAACTCTGAACCAGGACTCGCTAGATACACAGAAGAGTGTTTGGGATTAACTAACTATCATAATCTCTACAAACGTTGGAGACACCGTAGATTTAGATAACAAAAAAGGACCATTAAGGTCCCTTTTTTATTTACCATCACAGTTGCAGTCATCCTTAGGAAGCTCAGTGAATTTAAGACACTCAGGAAGCTCTTGGCTATCCATAATAGGAGTGTATTCAACCTTGAACTGGTGAACCCTAAACACACCCTGAGATGAGTTAGCAGGCTCTACACGTAGTTTGACGTGTTGTCCGGCAGGTACAATGATTGTGTCAGACATCTCCATAGCTCCATCTGATACACCTGTCATCTGCCAGTGTACCCCACGGTTCTTCTTCATGTCTTCAGTGTACTGTTCACCTGAGTGATATACCACAAACTCCATTGTGTTATCCTGAGCAGGGTTTAGAGAAGTACCATCAGCACACCATCTGATATACACACGATACTTTCTATCAGTTTGCTTTCTACGCTTATCATCTGACTCACCTGCTACAACCCCTGTAGTAGAGTCCATGTAGAGGTCTAGGTCATAACCATCTGTGATAGGATGGTAGAATGTATCAGATGACACAGCAGAGTTACGAGCATAGTTTGTATGAACTGTACCCACATCACCTAGCTTAGCTAGATATTCACCCATACATTGGACCATATCCCACAATGCACAGATGTTTTGGATGTAGTGATTGAGCTGACAGGCAAGCTTCTTAATGAATGAGCTAAAGAACTTTGGATTGTAGCACTTCTGACCTTCAGCCATACATGCGAACCGTCCTACACCCTTATTATTCTCATCAATCAACCGCTGACAGTCAGCAATAGGAATATCATCACAGTCACACTCATCATACCAACATCTGTCATGAGGGTTTTCTGTGTAACTTGTGAATGATGCTTCATTCAGTTTAGTTGTTTTGTCATCAATAGCCATTAGTTACCTATCTTTCCTTGTGCTTTCCACTTACCACCTTTACGGATGCGTGAGGCAGAGAAGTTTTCTTTGCTCACATCTGAAGCATAAATCTCAGCATTTGACTTAGTGTCCCAATAGTTCTGATTAGTTGTACGTCTAATCTTCATCCATTGTCTAGTGGTGTTAAGAGACTTCCATGAGTTAGACTTTCTGATAGCCCATGGTCTAATCTTAGCATCCTCAGTGTAGTACACAATAATTTTATTCTCCCCTTCAACCACCGTGTGAGTATACACAGCTTTCTCAGGGGCGAAGTTCTTAATAGCAGGGGCATTGACTGTCACAGTGCTCCCCACAGTTTGGTTAGTCTTAGTCTCAGAAGGTCTCAGTGTAGCTCCATTAGCTTTGTTCTTATACTCAATAACAACATTAGCCTTAGCAGGATTATAGTAGAAGATTAACTCACTTCCACCTTCTCTTACTACAACACTATCTGAACTCTTTTCAGGAGTATATCCTGAAATCTTAGGAGCATTTCTACTAACAGTAGAGCCAATCCTTTGACCTGTGATTACATCATTAGACTTAATAGTTCTACCTGTGGCTCTATCAATATACTTGACGGTCACATTGGCTTCCTTAGGAGCCTGAGGGACATTAAGTATTCTTTGGTCAGGAACAGTCAGAGAGAATGTAACTCTACTTTCTGTAGGGTTGTATTGCCACCTATCGAAGGTAGACATTACATATTTAACTTGCTCATTCGCTTTAGAAGAAATCTCAACATCTTCAATGTTGAAAGTTCTATTGATTGGTTCAGTCCAATCTCCACCTGCGGGGTCATAGTCCTTATTGAGGATGTCCCCTATAGCAGTGTGTACTCTATAGTTTGCACCAGTATCACTAAAAGCATAAGTATCAGGTACTCTTCTGTAGTAAACCTGATTAATTCTAGCTCTAGTATTCCTAGCCTTAATTCTAGTCCCTTCCACAGTAAGGTCATAGAAGATACTACCTTCAATATTTACATGACCAATAGCAGTCTCTACTCCACCAATAGGAATAGTCATAGGGGTTTCTACCCTAAAGTTATTACCATTGATGAAGGTACGAGTACCACTATCCTGTGAGTAGATATTTAGACTTAAGACACTTCTAACTTTAGCTATCTGCTCATAGTTGAGTGTTGTTTGGTCAGCCATTAATTAATACCTCCTGCAAGGTCATTCTCAGTCTTACCATTATTAGTTCTGATAAAGGCATTACCATCTACAGTGCCTCCAAACAAGTTGATATTACCTGTGGCAATGTTTCTATCAGGTCTTAGAGAACCTTCAAAGATATTGCCTCCTGTTTGGTTCCATGCTCCTGAGTTCTTAAGGTTTTGAAGGAGAGCTGTGAAAGCACCCTTGAGTTGATTGTACTCATTCTTAAGATTATTGAAGTCTTGGAGTGACACATACTGAGGTAGGTTCACAGAGTTACCATTAGAGATTGATAAGGAGTTACCACTAAGTGTTAGGGTTTGTCTATCATTAGGGAGTGTTACTGAGTTACCACCAGAAATAGTCAGTTCTCTATCTCTTATAGTAAGAGACTGATTAGGTTGTCCAATAGTGATATCTCTTTCTGTACCTAGAGGCTCTACAGTAACAGTTGTATCTGTCACAGCAGTTACCTTCCAGTATCCATATTCCAAGATACCTGAAGCACGTTCAAGGAACCTATCCCTCACAGTATCTCCAACTTTTATGGTATCAGCATTATATACTGTATCCTTATTGATTGTTGTAGCTTTAGTTCCTGGAATATCTCCCTTAGCTACAAAGAAGTTAGCTCCTGATAATGCAGGAACATCTGCCTTAGTAACATAAGGGTTTCTACCATTCTGAAGCTTATCCTCAATCAGCTTATCAAGACCTAAGTCAACATGCTTATCCTTGATATTCTTAGTCATCTCATCCTGAAGCTTAGGATAAGTAGGGAATAATGCGTAAGCATCATCCTTCTTAAGATAATCAGGTAAGGTCACTGTATTACCATTGCTGATAGATAAGTTTCTGTTACCTTCAGTAAAAGTAAGTGTTTGCTTATCATTATCAGGCTTATTCTCTAATGCTGTGACCCTAGCTTTTAGAGGAGCATCATCATAAGGAGTACCTGACGGTTTATCATTGATTTTATATATTGTTTTTGACATTAGTTTGCCCTCGGAACATAATAGAATTGGTTATCAGAAGGTTTCTTCAGAAGAATAGTTCCTTGTACAGATTGCATGAAGAATTTTGAGTTTCTGATAGTCATATTAAGCTTACCAATGACTTCTTCATTCTTCTTCACTTCAATTTCTATAGGCTCCTCTGACTCTAACTCTTCTTTAGTTACAAAATGAGTATAGTGTTCTGTGGAAGACTCAGTAATTACACTCCATATAACCCTTGGAGTAAATCTAAATGATACCTTACCTGCATCATTCCAAATAGCAAGAATACCAACTTCAAGTTTTACTTCCTGAGGGTGTATAAAACTAGCAGAACCTGATACTGATGTACCATTCGTAGAACAAACACTCAATTTCACAGACTCAGAAAAGAAATCATGAGCTACTTCACCATATTTATAGGAACCAGTAAAGTCTACCAATAAACCTGCTTCCAATACAGCATTTTTCTTTGGTGTACCATCATTATTAATCTTGTAGACTTGATTATCTAATGTTGGACCATAATCTTCCCTAATGGTTGTTCTTTTATCAGATGATATATCTTTAAATATACTACCACCTGTAGCATAAGGGTATTGTGTATCAATAAATCTTGCCATCTCTAAATGGAATGTTCCATCATCATCTAGGAATAGACCATTTCCTTTAGCCTTATATACCTTAGGAACTACTTCAGCAGGCAATTCAATAGAGTTACCATTGGAGATACTTACAGTACGACCATTGATAGAAAGAGTTTGATTATCTCTATCAGGCTTATCTTCTAAGGCTTTAACTCTAGCCTTTAATGCTGTATCATCATAGGCTAAAGCAACTGTGTCCTTATCCTCAAACTCAACTTCTTTATGTGTACCATCCACAAAGGTGTAGGTCAACTTGACTTTGTTACCCTCTCTTGATACACCAACACCTGATACAAAGTTGTCAGCTTTACTTTGTACTTTGGCAATCTCCTGAGCTAGTCTAGAAGAGTTGAGAGTAAGCGTATCTCCTGAAGCACTAGGAGTTAGGGTCACAAGAGGTTCCTTACCGTCTACTGTAGTATTCACAGTTCTGATAGGGTTAGCAGATACAGTATAATCATTACCATCCTTAGTAACAGTTACTCTATCACCCTGTCTAACTGTGGTAATAGTATCTTTATCAGGTCTAGCTTCTAGTGCTGTAAGTCTCTTCTTAAGCTCAGCATCATCATAGGCTGTAGCGTTACCTGTACCATTGACCTTAATCCATCTAGTTCTATCAGGAGATAGGATGAATAAATCACCATTAGGGAGAAGGTACATGTGGTCCCTATCTCCCATAAATACATCAGGTAACTTATCCACAGGTGCTACCCATGTATCCTCAGCAGGCATACACTTATTGCACCATGTGTTAGGGTTTCCCCCACAAGTATAGCATCCCATTAGTTTACTCCTCCTGCTAAGTCGTTTTCAGTTCTACCGTTATTAGTACGGATGAAAGCATCACCATCAGGTGTACCACCAAAGAGGTTAATGTTACCTGTAGCGATATTTCTGTTAGGTACAAAGTCACCATCTAAACCACCAGTCCAAGCTCCACTAGCAGTCAAGTTGTTGATAATCTTGTTAAGAGCTCTCTTAAGCTTTTCATTCTCAGCTCTTAGGTTAGCATCATTATAAGGTTCAGTAGGCTTAGGAATAGCTCCTGTAAATGAGATAGTACCATCACTAGAGATACTAATATCCTTACCTGCCTTGTATTCCTTACCTCCTGAGCTGTTATTCATCAACCAACATAGTTGATTGGTAATGTTCTTATTGAAGCACCACTGTGAGTACATAGCCTTAGATGTCTCTTCAGGAAGGTCACACAGTGTAGTGTCTCTCAGGACTAAGGAATGAAGCTTAATCCTATCATCATTCTGTTTCTTAAGAGATGCACAGGCTGACTTGCCTACTACAATCTCTTCACATTGACAATTAATACAATCTGTCATAGTTTCTCCTCTATTTAGGTATAGGTGCAGGAGGGATAGGGTTAGGTGTTTCCTCCTGTTTCCTAGCAATAAAGCAATCAAACTTACAGTCCATAAGGTCACAGCCACTACCAATTAGAGGAATGTTCTCAACCTTCTTCTCAGGCTTAGGAGGTAATGGTGACTTCTTAGGTTCCTTTTCTGTGAAAGGAGCAGGTGCCTTAGGCTCAACTTCTGTGAATGGAGGGAAAGGTTTTCTAACAATCTGCTCTCTTGTGTAGACATTTTGGTGTCTCTCACCTGGATTGTCTCCTCTCACTTCAGTCTTAAGGTGAGTGAAGTTAGCAGGGAGTGTAATCTGTTTGACCCAATCAATTCTTGATAGATGCCAGTTAGGACCATAAGCTAGGTTCTGAGTATCAGCATGTCTAGCTAAGAGTATATTAGACTCCACAGGGTGATAAGTGTTTCCACCATCTGTTGAGATATAGTAGTCTAGATACCAGTCATAGGTACCTCCATACTGTACATAATAGCCTCCTGGAACAGCTCTACCATTACCTTCATAAGTGTAACCAATAAGGTTTAGCTTCATCTCAACAGAAGTACCTGCATCATTGAGACTCTTGAAGAATACACCTCTACCAAAGTTGTGTCTATGAGCTTCAGTTAGGTCTAATCCATGGATTGAAGGGTTTGGTGAACCTCCCATTACAATGTCATAAGGCACACCTGTCTTAGCATAACTTCCCCAAGCCTCTTGCCACTGACCTTGACTACCTTGCTGAGCTCCCTGACCTGCATCATAGTCACGCTTAAGTCTTTCATACTCAGCTTTTCTAGTTCTGTACTGAATAAGTTTCACATCATACTCTTTTACCTTATCATCATAGGCTTTCTTTTTAGCCTTATACAATGATAGAGCATTAGCATACTCACGGTCAGTTCTTAGTTTAAGAGCTTCCCAATCAGCTTGCTCAGTTGATGGTAGATTTTCTTGGTCTCTATTGTAAATACCAATAACTCGATTGACTTCTGCAATCCTTCTATCAATACAGTGCTGAGCTTCACATACCTTCTGAGCCTTACGCTGTAAGCACTTCATACGTTTAATTATATCACAGATAATCTCAATAATGTTCTTGAGCACACACCATATACGAAAGATACCATGTGTGGTGTTTTCCTTGAGCTTACACTCATCACTGGATGCAATGACATCACCTGCAAGCTTAATGCTATCAGCGAGTTCATGTTTCATCTTATCACATTCATGAGCTTTATAGAACTTTATTTTACATCTGCAATTAGGGCAGTAATCTAGCATATTACCTCCTAACAGTTGTCACAATCAATGACACATCCTTGTGCCTTAGGTAGAGGAGAGTTATTATTTACATAGTTAGCTCTTACTTCACCATTAGTAGAAGCATTAACCCAATAGTCCACAGTTCTGAAAAGAAGTACATCTCCTGTGTTACCTCCCTGAGGCTGTAGTGTAACTGATTTTCCTACAGATAGGTCAGGTGACTTGTCTGAGAAGCTGAAACCTGGGTCATAGTCTCTTCCAAAAATCTCTTTACCATTGTTGTCAATGATAGAGTATCTTGCTGTAGTTCCATAGCTTCTAGCTCCTGGTGATGCAGTATAGGTAATAGCATTGAAAGTTACCCTACTGATATGAGCATCAATAGTACCATCATCCTTCATGGTATACATGTGAGCAACCTTACCAGTGATAGTACCCTTACCTACTTCATTCTCATCTACCATGTTCCAAGTAAGCGTAAATGAACCATCATTTTGTGTACTAATCTTAGTGTAAGTTTGTTGACCATTATAGTCTACATTAGACCCACTAGACTTCATACTAAAGGCTACATTCTCTAGCATCTTGCCCTTGATATGGTCAATAAGTCCTGAAATTCGTTCATCCTGACACTTAGCAACCTCACACAGGTTAGATACTTTAGCCTCTAAACACTCTAGCTTAGATAGAATATAGCATAACTGGTTAATGATGTTCTTTAATACACACCATACTCCATAGAAGGCTCTTCTGATAGCTTCAGGTAGATTACACCACTCAGTCTTAAGGATAGCCCTCATTTTAGGTCTAATTTGTAGGTCATTAAGCTCTTGTAGTTTAACACAATCTCCTAGTCCTACATTCTCACAAGAACAATCCTTGTGTTTACAGATATCTTCCATAGTTCCTCCAAATAAAAATAGGGAGGGGATTAACCCCATCCCCTTAACCAAACAATAAGTGGTTTAAGTTCCAAGCTGATAGCCAAATTTCACCTGAAGTTCTCAGTCTGAATTTTCTCCAATACCAACCACCTGAACCCATAGCACCATAGCCTGTATCAGCAGTTGCAGTTTGGTCAAACACAAAGTAGTCACCCACATGTGTCATTTGGTCAGGAAGTCTAGCACCGTCTTTATTAGTAATAATGATATCTTCTACAGCAATACCATTATCAGTCCAATTAAACTCAGCAGGAGCAAGGTCTTGACAATATACTTGCCACAAACCATTTACAAACTTCAAGTCATCTACTCTATAAGCCTTTTGCATCTTACCAGGAGCAGATGGTTTAGGTGTAGCCTTAGCAGGAGTAACATAATCAGCTCCTTTAGCCATTGCTACAAGTCTATCAATATCAATACCTCCTGGACACGCTGTAGATGATACTTCACCGTGCTTAAGGATGTGCTGTCTATCAATAGGGATATTGTAACGCTCACAGATGTCTCTAATCAGTCTAGCTGAGTTTCTATAAGTTTCCTCAGCAATGGTCCATGTAGGAGCTCCTGTGTTGTTTAAATGCTCAATACCAATAGAGCGTTGGTTTACTGGATAGTTACCTGCATGATAGGCAACATAGTTCTCACCAACACATCCCCAAATTTTATCAGGTGTTACTTGATAGTGAGCAGATGTCCCATGACCTGACGAAACATACCATGTACTTCTAGCCACAGCATCATTAGTCGTAGCGTTGTGGTGTATCAGAATGCGGTCAATCTTAGTTCTGTTGCTATCACAGTTCATGATATTAGCATCATATCCTGTGATTACTCCTGAGAAGATTTCTCCTCCAATATTTTTAACTGGTAGTGACACAGTTTTACTTCCTCCTTGATTATTATTAGCTTTCTTAAGTCTGAAAGCTGTAGGGTATAGCGTAGAATAAGGGAACCTACACAAGTTGTGTACTCCATTAATTCCACCTTGGTTTTGGCTTAAGAAGTAACCATACTTACCGTCAATATCTCTGTCAAACAATGCCACATGAGATACAGGAGTCCATCCTTGGACTTCCTTGAAGACAGCTACATCACCTTCTTGAAGTTGACTAATAGGTACTTCATCAAAGTGCTTGAGGATACCATTAGAGGCTTTCTTTTCCCACAAGTCCTTGGCATACCCTGAGCCACCTTGTGACACAGATGTGGTATTGATTACAGGTACTCCGTTCTCTCTACACCACTGTGCAAAGCTATCCCAGCATTGAAAACTGAAGTAACCGTCTACGTCTACACCCTTATTATACCACTTTTTCTTAAATTCTTGATAGTTCATTCTTTACCTGCATTATAGTTGTGCTTAGAAACTCCTAGAACTCCTGCAAAGAATGTAGCAAACAGTCCAATAGTCCCATTGATTACATTAGCATCAAAGTTATACAGTGAACCTAGCCCTGCAATAAGAGCAATAGTAGGAGGTACAACATTGATGAGTACCTTCTTTAGAATATTATATTGCTTATCTGAGAGCATCCATTTTTCTTCTGACATTTAGTCCTCCTTATTTATTGAGCTTTCTTAAAGATACCTGGGATAGAGATAATGATACGTTTGTTAAACATCTTAGAGTCAGATACTCCAAAGATTTTAACATCTCTTGAACCCTTCTCAATCCACACAGAAGTATTGTTATCACCAACCCAAACCTGAGACTCTACAAGCTCAACAGGAACAGGAGCATCAGAAGGTAGTTTTGCAATAACATCTCTCCAAGCTACTGGTGCTACTACTTTGAAGTCAATCTTGAAGATACCTATACCAGTAGAGCTTGAGTAAGTAAGGGTAACTCTAGGAGACACTGGTGCGTCAAACTCACCTTCTTTAACCTTAGTTCTATCTGTGAAAGTACCCCTATACACTGTAAGGTCAGTAGCTTTATCTTCCTGTTTAGTTAGTAGATTATCTACTTCAGTCTTAGTATAAGTCTCAGCTTTCTTGTAGAACTTATCTAAAGCATTATCCATGTTTACATTGTAAGTAGTGGTACCTTCTGCTTCAGATTTAGTAACTGTAACACCTTCAGTATCACTAGTAACAACAAAGTCTTTACCTACACCTACTGGAAGAGTTACTGAGTTACCATTAGAGATACTTAGTGTGTTACCTTCTAAAGACAAGGTTTGTTTATCATTGTCTTCTTTATTCTCTAGAGCATTAAATCTTGACTCATTATTAACCCTAATTTCACTAATGTCATGTAAAGCACTAGCCACAGAGCTTCCTAAGTCATTTACTTGCTCTTTTAGGTCACTATCATCATAGATAGTATCCTTATCAGGCTTAGCCTCAAGAGCTTCTACCCTAGCTTTTAGTGCTGTGTCATCATAGATAGTGTCCTTATCCTCTTTAGCCTCAAGAGCAGTAAGACGGTTTTTAACTTCTGTGTCATCATACACAGTATCCTTATCAACCTTCTCTTCTAGAGCTGTTACTCTACCCTTGAGTTCAGTATCATCATACACAGTGTCTTTGTCTTCTTTTGCTTCTAATGCAGTTACTCTTTCCTTAAGAGCAGTGTCATCATAAGCAATAGAAATAGTATCTTTATCATCAAATTCTACCTCACTAGATGTTCCATCAACCCTAGTGTAAGTAAGCTTGACCTTGTTGCCTTCTCTAGACACAGTAACTTCACTCACAAAGTTATCTGTTCGTCCTTCTAGGGCTTTGATACGGTTAATTACTTCAGTGTCATCATAGGTAGCTCCTCCACCACCTAGACCACCTAAACAGCTTGCATCAACTGTTACCTTTACCATTGGCAATCTCCTCTTCTACATGTCTTCTCATCTTCTCATTTAAACCATGAATATAATGGTTTCCGTTAAGCTCATTAAAGTATTCCTTCACAAGAGGCTCAGTCATATCCCACTTCTCTTGCCAAGTAAACTCAGTTGAGTTGTAGATGTTAAGGTACTCAGAGCGTAAACTAGAACGCTTAGCCCCTTTTGATAGCTCAATGAGCTGATTTCTCTTGTGGTTAAGCCAAGCAACACCACATCCACAAGCTGTAGTCACAAAGAGTGTTAGTCCTGATATCACAGCTTGGTTTTCTACAATCCTTAAGATTAGTCTATCCATCTAATTCTCCTATAATGAGTCAGTCCATGCTGAGTTAATCTTACCCTCTTTAGTTATTACTTCACCATAAGGTTTAGTTATAGTAGTTGTAAAGCTAAATATAGGCTTACCTACTACTACATGGTCTCCTACATGTTTATCTAAGGTAATAGTAAAGCTGTTCACTTTGTATCTATTATCACCCTCGATATTTTTATTAAGTACTGTCTCTAGGTTATCCTTATAAGTCTTACTAATAGAAGGGAGGTTTTCATCTGTAATGGGTTCTCCTGCTAAAGCTTGATTATCTCTTTTGTTAATGGATATGATTTCATCACCACTAGTTCCAATGCTACCTAATGATAATACTGATAAAGCTATATTAATAGCTTCTTCAGGAAATTCCTTAGCAGGTTCTTCTGTGTGAGGTACTTTATAGGTGTGTTCTGAAACTTTACCTTCTATAGTAGTTCTTACCTTAAGTTTGTAGTTAGTCATACCAGAAATTATTTCTGAACCTTTTTCATAAGAAGGTCCTTCAAGTACAGCCTCTACAGTAGTTCCTTCAGGTAGCTTAGTCTTCAAGTCATTGATAATCTTATCTTCAAAGGTTCTCTTATCCTCTTCAGATACTTCAGGAACATAAACTACTTGACCATCCTTGGTAATAAGTGTAGAGAACTTGTCCTCTACCTTAGGTAGTGCTTCTAACAAGTCAATAGTCTTCTCAGTAGTAGTACCGATACTCATAGGCTCAGATTGGTAAACATCACCATTAGGTTTAGTAATCTTCACAATCTTAGTGTATAGAGGTGCACCAGTAACATCACTTCCTACTTCAGGAGCTTCACCAGGAATTTTATCTACTGATACTTCCACAGTGTAACCTTCAAGCTCAGGAATATCTCCTACCTTATCTGTGATTTCTTTCTTGTAAGCCTCAATTTCTTCAGGTGTAGGCTCATCAACACTGATAAGTTTGTTGTTTTGGCTAGCTTTATACTTACCTAAAGTACCATCATTACGCAACTTACCTGACACAATCTCATCCAACTCTTCATTAGTGAGCACAGGTTTAGGAGTAGGCTCAGGTTCAGGTGTTGGGACTTCAGGGTCAGGATTAGGAGTTGGTGTTGGTTCTACAGGTTCATCAGGTGTAGGCTCAACTGGATTAGGCTGAGGCTTAGGCTCTTCTGGCTTAGGCTCATCAGGGTTAGGTTTAGGGTCCTCAGGTTTCGGTTCCTCTGGTTGAGGTTCAGGACTTGGTTTAGGTTCCTCAGGCTGTGGTTTTGGCTCTTCAGGAGTTGGTTCAGGCTGTGGAGTAGGTTTAGGAGTAGGTTTCTCTTCTTTCTTCTTCTCACAGTTGAACACAATCTCGATACCACCACACTGAGTCTCTAACATCTCACAGGTTGCTTTAGGGATAAGTTTATACCCCTCATAGGTAGGATACTCAATCCCACACAGTTTGTCTTCTTCAGCTAGTTTATAAGCCATAGTAACTCCTATCTTACATATACATCTATTGATGTTTTTTCATTGGTCAAGTAGACCTTACCCTTAAAACCAAAGGGTGTGTTATATACCCTACCCTTCACATCACCCCAAGATGAAGGAACTGATAGGATAATATTACCATCACTATCTGATAAGAAGCCATAAGCGTTATAGCTCTTATTCACATTTACACTAGCAGGAAAGTTATTACCTGATGAGTAAGTCCATTCATAACCACTATAGTTTATACGACCAAGGGAGATGAACTGTGCTAAGGTGTAGATAGGTTGAGTTCCTGATTGGTCAAGACCATCAGCAGTCTTATCAGGGAACTTATCATATCCATTAGCCTTTTCTACTTCCTTCTTGTCATCCTTCTTGTCCTGCTTAGAGTATTCTTTTTTCTCAGTGACACAACTTCTAGGTATGTATCCTACTGAGCCATCATACTTATCATAGATTAACCACTCACCATTTATTTTACCAGTTACCTTATTACACTTGTAGAAGGTATCTAGCACAGTAGGGTCTCCAATACCTTTTATACCCTCAACCTTATCACAGGTTATCTCATAGAAGGTTCTTTGGATACCACTTCTTTTAGATGGATTATCACCTGAGCCTCCATTGCTAGAACCACCTGCATTATTGCCTGGTGAGTAGTTGTCCTGAGCTCTAATACGTACAACCCTTAGAATTGATGCACCATCAGCAAGGATATTTCTTCTGTGCTCAATAACAAAACGCTGTCCTGCATAGTTCTGCTCAATATATAAAGCATTATTGATAGGTCCTCCACCATAGACACCTGTGTGTCCATAAGGAGTAGTGGTTTCATAAGTGGATAGGATATCTCCAACTCTTAGCTCCATGCCTGGTGTATAGGGGAATACATCTGCAAAAGCACCAACTCCTGCATCTGTACCAATCTGATTACCATTACCCCACAACCTATGACCATATTGCATAGCAATCCAGTCAACTAAGGCTACACACTCACCACTACCAACCGTCTGACCAATAACACTTTGGGCTAGTTGATAAGCATTTGTCATATCAATTATACCTCAATCTTATCCTTCAGTAAACTTATGCACAGGTTAGTTATGTATTGGAAGTCATAGGTAAAAACCTCTCCATTGTAAGTGATAGTGTTTTCTTCATGGTCACAAGTGATGACATTAGACTCTAGAGTAAGCTCTAAAATTCTGTTGTCTAACCACTCTCTAGCTCCACCTCTATCATGATTTTTATAAACCTGTCTGAAGAATGACTCAACCATGGACTCAACTAAAATCCTGTCATACATTCTTTGTACTAATTTCTTATTAATCATGTGTATATAACTCCATCTGTTTATCAATTTCTTTAATATTATACTCTATACGCTTGATATCACTCTTTAGCAACTCATTACTAATCACAGAAGTGTAATCAGTAGGATGCTCAGCTATATGCTGTTCTAGGATAAACTGTTTCTTCTCCTTAGCATGAAGTTGAATGAGCTTATGCTTGCGTTTAGTATAAAGGTTTTTAATATGACTGTTCATAACTCTCCTAATTTATATGACTAAACTTGAGGAAGTTTCTAAGTGTAACCTTAGCCTCACCTAGTGCATAAATAGTGAAAATCTTCTCTCCTGGGCTAAATAAAGCACTTCTCTGAGCATCATTTAGATACCAAGCTGAATACATTAGGTCATAACCTTCCATTGGATTGTTGTTAGGGAAGATACCTTCTCCACTAGCATCATC